AATTTTCATTTTTTTAACAGCGTTTCTTGCATGTCTTCTGCCTGTCGCTGTTTCATCATCGCTGAAAGCATCTATTATTTTGCTTACTCCTGACAATATAGCTGCACGAGGAGAAAATTTACCAAGAGGACTTACTCTTCTAGTGTACTCTGCTTCTTTTTCAGCAGGCAAAGCTGTATCAAAACCTCGACCTACTTTAGGATTTTTGCTAAACCTAGAAATATCTGCCATGTTAATCTCCTAAGCCATAGGACCATAGGTAAAAAGTCCTTTGGTTTGCCTGATTACATTTCCACCTTGATTGACTCCATAGGCCGCTACACGACGCTGCTTGGCTTCCCCAACATCACCGCCATCTCCTTCTACAGCAACAGGCATATTACCATATGCATCTTTGGTATTAACCTTGTTCTTAGAAGCAGTCTTTGGATTTAATGTAGGCATTATTTCTTCCTTTTCTTTCTACCCTTGTCCATGGTTTTAACCGCAGCAAATTTTCTGCGACCCATTGCTTTTTCCATACCTTCACTCTCACGTCTTCTACCAGCAAGTTTTCCTTTAGTCTTGCGATTACGCGAACCTAAAGATTCATCAAGCCGTGCATTAAATCCCTGTGTTTTCTTTTTCTTTAATGCACCTCCCTTGCTCATAGTTTTTTTTGGTCGCCCTACTTTTGAACCATATGTACCTTTACCGTGCGGCATAATTCTATCTCCTTCACTGTTTGCTATTGCCAATGCTTGTTTACGATTAGTAACTTTTTTACCTGAACTGCTTTTAAGAGTTCCGCGTTTAAATTCACCCATAACCTTAGACACCTTTGCGTCACGGGCAGTAGCCATTAAACAAACCTCATTACTATCGTAAACAATGCAAAAATTATTGCTACATTAAATCCCCACATCATTATCTCTAAACGATTTAAGTAGCGATCCATTGCATCCCATCTTACTGCACATTTTTTTTCATGTGCCATAAATTGTGAGACTACGTTCATATCAACCATCAAACATAAATGTAGCAGAGGTTAACAAGTCAGCATCCACAGGCATATCAAAACTCATGCTTGCAGGAAACCGAATGCCACTTCCTCCAATGTTAGGATAATTAACAACTCCATCACCTTGACCAGGATTAAACACTAACTTTGCTGTTCCTGAAGCAGACGATGTTGCGCCATTCTCCATAGATATTTCAGCCTTGCCTGCGTTTGCTCCTTGCACCATATACCAGTTCTTTAAACGAGTATCCTGATTATTAATCATAATTCTAATACCCGCTATAACTCCAGCACTAACACTGTTGCTATCAGAAGCCGAAGCTTTAATTGAAGAGATAAATTTAAAATATTTAGAACCTGCTGTTGTCGCAGAGCTTGGTCCTGTTATATCTTCTGTCTGATATTTTCCGTAAACATCTAACCCTGTTACCGTGTATGTAATAGAACTAGAGTTTCCATCTGAAGTTATATTAACTTTTCTACACAAGCTACCTAAATCAACATGATTAGCATTGTCACCTACAGTAACGGCATTTGTTGTACCACTACTGTAAATTAAATCCACCCGTGAATACAAATTTGCTGTGTAAACACTTGCTGAATTAGGTCCCGTTAATGTTTCACTTACTTCACGACCAGACTCATTAAGACCTTTGACCGTAAAAGTTAATGAAGAATTATTGTTGCTTGAAGAAATTGAAACGCGGCGAGGAGAAAACACGGTAAAGTTTACTCGTCTCTGTCCATCTTTTTCCTCTGAATCAGCGCCATTAATAGAAAGCTGACCTGCTACACTTTGAGAAGCACAGATGCCATCACCATCTCCAGCCGTTGCCATGCCCCCATCTAAAAGGACATAAAACTGATCATCAGTTACAGCTGCTGCATCAGCTAACGCATCACTATCTGCAGCAGGATTGCTTTGGTTTTCAGCCGAGCCTGAGTAGGTATATGTAAATGACTTTAACGTAGTCATCAAAACCTCCTTCTAGTTCGTTAAGAATAATTAGTATTTTGCTGATAAAGAACAGTAAGCCTTACTTCGCCAGCAGATGTTGCCGCTGAGTTAGTAACATTCAGTCTTACATCACTTGTTCCGACATCTTCCCACGCTAAGGCACCCCCAGCTTTTGTAGTGGGATACTGCCTGCCAGCCGTTGTGCCAATGGTATAGGCATTAACAAAAGCAGTAGCTGAACCGCCAACTGCTCCCACACTGATATTGGTTGTGCCACTCGCCGCAGTAATAATATCAAAAACAATGTCGATGATTTGCGAATTTGCTGGAATGATTACATCCGTTGCAGACGCTGCAATAGCACCGCTTGACAAATCAATGGCTAAAGACTGAGCCATTACCACCTGACCGACATTTTTCATATCAGTGCCAACGGTTGTCCCTGTTGTCTGGCTAATAGTGCCTGCTTTAATTGGACCAGAAAAAGTTGTTGAACCCATTTTATTCTCCTATGAGAGATAAGCCAAACTGTCTTCATAGAGTCTGCTGGGACAGTCAGTAAGGCTAGTTAACCCCAGAAAAAGTGGGGGCTTGCGATCCCCCTTACTGCAACGGCGGGGCGGTCAGAATTTGACTAGCCAGACTGCCCTTGTCCTCACAGCTTGCTTAGACTGGCGCTAGGTCGCTATCCTAACTGATCCACCATCTAAGCCAAAATACCAACATATATTCTCTCAGAGTATCTTTTTATACTACATTCGGTTGCAACCACCAAACCTTTT